TGAACATTGAAGTATTGAAGTATCAATCTCATGACACATACTCGCAGAATTTATCATGGGCAATCTAGGATGCTTCCACGAATTCATATGGAATGGTTTCCCATGCTGAGGTGGTACTCCCATATGTTTGGTGACTGCTTCAGAAATCGGCGTCTTTTGAACATTACTTCTATAAGTTCGCCTATCTTCTGGAAAGTCACCATACCAATCGAAATTAACTGGATCATCAGGTGTGAGCCATGACACGATTGACTTTTGCGAAGCTCCTTGCAAGTCTAAGTCAACACCATATGCACTAGTAGGGATAGGAGTTTCCTCACTACCTCTTCCAATAAAATGGTTAGTCTCAAGCTCTAATACTGCATCATTTAGTTGAGGCATTGTTATGCAGTATCCAATGGATTTTCTACCTTGACCAGCAATATGCACACCACGAATATAAGGCTTTCTCTCATTCGCTATATAAACACCCATACAGAATCCTTTTCCTGGTTCCTGATTTTCAGGTATGCATTCAAAAAGATTATCTGTTCTTGCAGTTATTCCTCCTCTTTTCCAAGCTCGTTGTATAGACTCAGTTTCCTGCATCACATTGGTACGCACTACTTCACGGTGTTCTTCGAAAATTGGTATCTTGACCTCATTACGTAAACCAGTTGGTCTTTTTAGTGTAAAGGTTGATACCACAGCTTGTGTAGGAATAACATCTGGAAAGTATTTCATGATATTCATTTTATTATTGGATGAGGGTATCTTAATAAGTGTAGCATCAAGACCTTTTATACGATGAACATCAATCTCACTTATCAGTGATGTAGGATTGTTACATGGTTTTGCATGTGAATTTTGAACGAGCTGGATTTTGAGAGTAGTTTTAATCTTAGCAGGCAACATATGTGTTGGAACCATCCAAATTTGAGATTTTATGCATAGAGCGTTGCAGAAATTACTAGTCTCGTTACCATCATTATCTGATAGTATCATAAAACCAGCAAGATTGCTCATAATATTGTTACTCATCTGAATGGTTGTTATTGTACCTTCATGATTGACTGGGATTATCTGCTTAACAGGCGTTATGTAAACATTCTCCTTCTCAACCTTCTTAGCTATCTCAGATTCAGAGTCACCACCCTGGACTTCAGTAGCATCAGTATCATATCTCTTATACATTCGCCAAAGTGCTAATGCAGCTAATCCTAGGGTGAGAACAGTCACAATCCCAGTGAACTTTTTATGAACCTTTTTTGTCTTGGTCATAAACCACTTAGATTTTCTATCATACTGTTCAAGACGGGCGTACGCATGTTTGCATACTAATGCAACTAAATGTAACAAAATAAATGCATACATCATTGAGACACATAACATTATTTCGTAAGTATGATTAAGGTCGCATACCTGTGCAAAAACATATGACAACAACATAAATATCATATAAATACCAATGGCTATAGGTTTAGTTTTATTAGCCAAGATATCCATAATTCGCATAAAGTACTGATATTTGTTGTGATAGTGATTATAGAACCTGTCAATGGGTCGAAAAGTCCATCCAAATACATAGTCACTGGTCCAATCAAAAATAGCTCTCCA